GCGCGCGGATCACTCCCCGAACCATAGAACATTTTAGCATATTCAGGGTGCTTATGGGTGGTATCAACTTTATCGCTCGTTTTAGTATATAGTTGTCCATACCTTCGGAATAATGTTTTTTCATCGGGTTCAAGTGTGGGAAGGGGTGTTAATTTATCAAATATTATGGGTATGTTTTTTACTGGTTGAACGGTAATATCCGGAATTTCTTTTGTTCTAAAAATATTAACTCTTTTAGACTGTGATAAAAAATACAACCCCCCTATTACTAGCCCAATGGGTAGGAGTTTTTTAATTAATGCTGAACCCTTTACCATGACACATATCACAGTGTTCTAGATAAAAGTATTCTATCCCGCGCGCCCCTATATCATTACGGTATATTTTGCCGTTACCATCACACAGGCGGCATTTAGCTGGCCGCCTAATTACATTAGAGAGACTCGCTGTATTGTTCCTGCTGTTTCTCTGTTCTGGTGTTTGGTTTGCTAATAATGTCCTGTAGTTTTTCTGTAACTTCTGGTTTAAGGTTTCCATCTTTATCTATAACTAACGGCTCCACTAAATGTTTATATTTTTTGGCAAGTTTTTTATAATTATTAGGTAACCCATCAATAACCGTATCTAAAACGGTATGACCGCCCGCTTTAATATCTGATTCTGTTATTTCTGGTCCCCTTTTTTGGCGTGCAATATGTCCCTTTAATCTTCTAATTTCTAACATTAAGGATTTATTATCTTCTTCATATTCTTTAATTCTACGTCTAAAAATTGTCGGATTGTTTCCTTTATTCCTAGTAATGATAGTACCGGAAATACCAACAAATACACACGCAACCAACACCAATGATGCAACCAGTAAATCAATCTCCATAAATTATAACTAAATACCTAATAAAAATACCCTCCCTTTCCCCCGCGCCCCCTTTCCTACCTACAACCAACCTTAATTTAGCTAACTTTTTAGATGTGTTTGTTTATCATTAATTAAGTCAAACCCTGAGAATAGGTTGGGCGGGTGGGTGCGACAGCGTTAGCTGGTGAATTTTTTTTAATATATTTGTTGAGAATCTGCGACATAAAATTTATATTCTCTCTATTTCTATATCTCACAATGACATATCATTGGATGAAAAATACATCAATTAAAGCCCCAACACCACCCGAACGGATCGCTATACTATTGGAACACGCAAACGATTCAAATGTTAAAAAACTGTATCCAATCCAAAACGAACTACGATTACTTAATTATTTGAACGAGTTTCATATGATGGCGTGGGATCTCTCATATAAAACCCGTGAAGATGATATATCCAAAGTAATGGCTCGTTTAAGGTTCAGAATGGAGCAAAAAAATGAATGAAGGAATGATCGGAAAAGGTATCAATAAACGAATGTGGTTTATTGAAATGCACCCCAAAATAGATCCATCAATAGGTTTTAGAATCCAATTCTTTTGCCAAAGATGCAAACTAATCCTAAGTCCTAACAAATTGGTGGAGGGTTGCCCAAAATGCCAAGAAAATATTGATTTACTACTTGTCTAGTAAATCATGTTTCTCTTTTTTTTCTTCATAGATAAAATAAAGAAGTCTTTTTTCTATTCTATGGATACAACGCATATTATGAATTGTAAGCCCTAACACGGCGAGACTTACCGCGATCGCCGCTTCAATCATTTGATATTCTGGTTATGTACCTTAAGCATCGCGATCGTTGATATTGGCGTAATAATTGCCGCTAAACCAATAATCATTGCTATAATTGTATTTGAATCCATTATGACACCTCCTTTGGTTCTACTGCTTTCATTTCAAGTTTATAATAACATTCTTTAATTTCATCTAAAGAATGTTCATCTAAATCTTGATTACAATATCGACAATGATTCAAGTGTCGCATTCAACTCCTATACCATTATCAATATATCCGGCAACTCCGTGTTCGCTTACTAAATACATACCAGCCGCAAATTCAATGTAAGTATTAATCGTGTTCAGACCTACACCGCCGCCATTATTATCATAATTATACCTTAATTTACGGGTACCCGCCGCTGTACCGCTAACGGCTGATTCCCAAAGATTGCCGTGATCATAAGTAACAGTACTATGTCCACTGTGAGAATATTGTAACAAGATGAATTTTTTTCCTACAGGCACTTGGTATGCTGAAGTAGGATTTTCACACATATTAACGGCACCGCTGGTGTCATTACTACGTGACAAAGTTAGCATACGATTAGAAGCCTCTTTAATCCATTTACAATTAAACATTCCAATTAAAACAGGTTCGGTCAAAGCATAGCCTCCATAGGAACCTCTGTACCGCCGTCAAATTGAACACTTGAACCCGTAGTTATGCTGTTCTTCAACTGTAATGGTCCACCTTCACCAGATTGTGAATTATGTTTTTATGGGCTGTAATAGACCCAGATCCACCACCTCCTCCACCGAAACTAAAGGTGGTTCACCTCGTTTATCAAGTTAAAGACTCCTGTTGGGATGCCACGCGCGGTCCAATTTCATAAGATCTACCCGCAACTTGGGCGGTAATTTGGACCGGTTGAGTAGATGGTCCGCCCGTTGAATCGATCTCAACTCTTGAAATAATCATATTATCAAAGGTTCGGAATGAAGAAGCCCCTAGATTTAATGGAGTTAGAAATTGTCCATTAATATTATACGTTACGGCTTGCGCCGCATCAGTATTATCAATTATTAATGATGTTGCCGGTCCGCCAAAACGATTAGCAAAATCCACGGCTTGCCGTGTGTTAGCATCTAATGTGACAGCGACTGGAGTAGTAATTAATCTGGTGCTGTTTGGCTCGGTTCTAAATTCCCTACCGTTAAGGACAACCATTTGGTTTAATCACCTAGAACATATTTCGGTAGCGAATTTGGAATGAATAGGTATATGGTAAAGCTGTTACGGTTGCTTGTGCTTGTGAACGGTAAGAGATTTGTTTACCCCCTTGGGCAGAAATTGGAATTGGTCCTATTGGTTGACGACCGGCTGTAGTTGGACTCGATGATACAGAGAAGAACTCTGGACCTGCTTGGAGTTGATTAATATATAATTGAGTCGCGATTAAGTCGCCCGCGGCGGTTGTATCGGGACTATTCACGAAATCTTCTATAGAATTGTCTCTAGATAATTGTAGTTGTGTTTCGCCGGTGATTGCATCGGTAGCATTAACGGGAACATCAAGCGTAACTAGAGCGGCATTATAACGGCGAACTAGTGGAACAGTCAAAGCGTGCCTCCACTGGTTAAACCTGCTCCTGATTGAGGTTGTTCACGCATAGCGCCCCCCAAAAACATCGGAACAAAAGAACCGATCACGGTTTCAACACCGCCCAGTAAATATCCTGACATAGCTGTCACTCCTCGCGTGAGATTTGGAGAAAGCGTTGGTGCTACGTAACTAACCACCATAGGAACAGCAACGGCGAGTCCCATTCCTGCTAAAATTTTAGCGGCGGTTTTTGATTTAAACATAGATTTTAATGATTTTGCCATATTACCAATTCCAAATACTATCCTTATTAGTTTTTCGGCTTCTACGTTTAGTGTAAGCGCGTTTTCGTTTTAATGTTAAGTCTCCTTTTCGTGTGGTTCTGCGTTTTCTAGTTGTATATTTACGTGATTTAGTGCTATTTTTAACAAATTTGTATTTGCCTGAGGCTAAAACTTGGACCTTTTGGAGTCGAGTGCCTCCTCCGGCTTTTTTAATTCGGATAGTCTTATACTTAGGCATTAGTTAAAGTACTCCGGATATTTAGCGCGTGATTCTTCTATGGCTCGTTTAATTGCGATTTGATCCGTGGGATTGTAATTATCCTCAATAAATGAATAAGTCGCATTTGTATTTAAAATGTAACTAGGGCTTAAAGTTTCAACAAAGTTTTTAGTATTTGGTGAGGCGGTAAGCGGTGTGCCATTATTACTTAATCCGGTTTCTGGATTAAATCCAGATTGTCCGATTGTTTGAGGTTGAGCCCCATAGCCAATTAAATCTTTTACCGTAAATAATGGGTTTAGTAGTTTCGAGGTGCCCGTTCCTACTCCTGAAAATAGTTGTTGAATGCCCCCACCAATAGAACCTAATGTCGAACCTAAGCCCACGCCGGCAGATGTCAACGCTTGGGAAGTTTGCACGGCGTGAGCTGGACGAGTTATCGCATTACCAATGAAGAGAATGCCCAAAGCTAAGAGTGCTAAGGGGGCGATTTTGGACCACACGACCATATTTTAGATTAAAGTGAGTTTATTATTAAGTTAATCGTTATCCTCATTAAATATGGGAATATAGCGATCTACATCACTTATGGTGCGGTTTTTTTCTAACCATCTTTGAAAGTCATACTGAGCGCGCGGATCACTCCCCGAACCATAGAACATTTTAGCATATTCAGGGTGCTTATGGGTGGTATCAACTTTATCGCTCGTTTTAGTATATA